CAAGACGGCGGGAAAAGCCCTAGCTAAGACAACCGCTGGAGCGTCCGCTGTTTCTCGTGCCGGAAAAGTTGCTTCTAGGTTACCGGCAGGCTTGCGCACCGCGAGCGACGCAATTAGCCGTGGCGCTAGGTTTGCCGCTGGCTCGACCGGCGTTCAGGCGGCATCGCTACAGATGGCCGGTAGCGCGGGCAAGGAAGCGTACGAGACGCAGGTAGCTCAGGCCGAGGAAGCTGGCCAGCAGTACGATCCCGAGCAAGCACGCAAGGAGCGTCGTTTGCCGATTGCGATGGGCCTTGTGTCCGGCCAGTTTGAGCGCACAACCGACGCGCTGATTGGCAAGCTTGCGCCGGGCCTTGCGGGCAAGGTAACCGCGCCTGTTTCCGGCAAGCGCATCCCTTTGCCGAAGGCCAAGGACTTGCCCGGCTTCTTTACCACTGGGGCCGTGGAGATTGGCAAGGAGTACCTTGGTGAGCAAGGCGAGGCGCTAGCGGGCTCAGTAGGCAAGGCGTCGTACCTCAAGGACGACTCGACAATCATGAGCCGGTTTGCTGAAAGCCAAGCAAGCCTGTTTAACACGGTTCCGCTTGCCACGTCGCCGTTGGCTGCTATGGCAGCGTTTAAGGCTAAGGCAACAAAGGGCCGTCTGTCCGAGCTAGAGAAGATCTTTAACGGCGATAAGTCCTTCTTCCGTGTTGGCGACCGCTCGATGCAACCGCTCGAGCAGCAGACGGTGAAGTACGCGGACATGACTCCTGAGCAGCAAGCCGAGATGCGGCAGGAGTTGATGGACACGGGCGTGGCTTGGGACCTGACAACGGCAAGCACCGAAGCCCTAGACGAAGCCGCTAAGAACTTGGCGTCTACGGGCGTGCGCGTGGTCTTTGTCAAGCCGTCAGACAATGCGACGGATATTTCCAGCGCGACAGGCGTAGCTGAAGACAAGATCACCACCGGCGAGTCCAACGGCCATGTTGGCTGGTACGACGAAAAGACTGGCACGGTGTACGTCAACGCGGCGGTGTCGCCGGAAATGCAGTTTGCCGTAGTCAAGTCGCACGAGGTAGTGCATGACCTTCGGCGTTCGTTTCGTGGCGACATTGACGCCTTGCGCCAGTACTTCATTGACACGTTTGGCGACGAATACCTGAAGTTTGAAGAGCAGAACTTTGGACCCTCGAGCGCTTACGCTGATCAAGCGCGCAAGGACAACCCTAAGTTTTCGGTCGCTCAAGTTGACGACCTGCTCACGGAAGAAGCGCTGACCAACTTCATGACCAACCGCATGTCGGGGTATTTGGCTACCAGCCTTATGTCCGACGCGGACATGATCAAACTGTACGAGCGGTCCCCGGGCATCTTTGCCGACATGGTTGACGTCATCACGTCTTGGGGCAATCAAATGCTCAAGCGCGGAACTGCGTCTCCGTTCCAAGAGCAAATCATCAACAGGCTGTTTGACTCGGCCAAGGCGTTTGAGGCGCAGTTTAGCCAAGAGATCAATCGCAAGGTCGGCGGCGCAACCGAGTCAGGCAAGGGCGGCGTCGTCAAGGCGATGGGCGCTGTCACCAAGTTCAACGAGACGATCTCGGACTTGCTTGACCGTCGGCGCGATCTGATGTCAAAGGCTTCCGGCATGCTTGACTCCGGCACAAGCGAAGCCGACGTCGAGCAAGCCATTGCTACTGAGACGGGATCTCGGGGCCTTGCCCAAGACATCATGAAGCGCTTGCAGCTATCGCGCGGTACAGCTGCGGCGACGGGCACGGCAGGCGCAACAGGTACGGCAGGCGCTGCGGGCTCTACGTCAACGACCACTACCCCGACAACGACCACCCCGACCGCTGCTGCACCCAAGCCAATCCCGGCTGGCGCTAAGGACACGTCTGGGTTTAAGCTTCCCACGACCGTCAAGAACGGCCAGCAGAAGTACGGTAGCAACAACATTGACTTTGAAAGTGACTTTGACCGAGCCGCTTACATTGTTGCGACCGAGGGAAGCGGCAGGAAGTCCACAGCCGCCGCTACCCAGCTAAAGGCTGACCTGAAGAAAGCCGGGTACAACCTAAACGACGTCACCCGTCACGGCAATGCCGTGCGCACGGAGGTCAAGGCTCAGGCAAAGGGCAAGGCCAATCAGCGCGTGATGATTGGGGCCACGCCGTTTGTGCCTGTTCCGCAGAAGCCCAAGGGCAAGGCGACGCCCAAGCCCGCTGCAACGACTACGCCTGCGCCTACAGAGCCCGCTGCGCCTACTGCGCCGGTAGAAGCGACTACGCCTACGCCTACGCCCGAAGCCGCGCTTGAAGCCGAGGGAGCCGCCGAGGCCGAGCCTGAGCTTACCGAGGAAGGTGAAGAGGGCGAGGAAGGCGAAGAAGCCGACGCCTCAACCCCGCCGCCCGCCAACACAGATGTGCCTATGCCGGAGGCAACTCCTGAGCAAAAGACCAAGGCCGTTGAATTGCGCGAGACTATTGACGGGTTGACGGCAATGCTGGCGCCCGAAGCAGCAGAACTGCGTAGCGCCCTGTCAATGACCAACCCGGAGTTGTCCGGCAAGACAGACGAACAGATCGTTGAGATCCTTCGTGGCCAGATTGCTCAAGCGCAATCAGACCTAGACGACATCCCGGGAGGCGCAAAGCTGCGCGCCTTTATCCCCAACGACAACGACACAGGCGATTCGACGCTTGGGTCGGTCCCGGGGTTCAGGCGCATTGTTGACGCTATGAAGAAGCGCGTTGCCCGGGAGATGAAACCGGGCAAGGCAATGGCAGGCGCTATTGGATACCAAGGCACCGGCGAGCGCCGCAGGATTGTCACCGACGTTCAAGACATCAACGTTCAGGCTGACTACGAGCAGCTGTTCAATAGCAAGACCGGCTTAAACGTAGTGTCTAAGCTGGTCGAGATCGTCAAGAGCTCCAAGGACTTCCGGTTCATCAACCGTGGCGAGCTAAAAGGCAAGTCGGACCGCGAGGTGCTCGAAATCGCCATCGAGCGCATGGCGGACAACCTTGAAGACCTGTTCCTGCTTATGGACCCGCAGGCCCGCGAGGCCGCAAAGCTGTGGTACCGGGGCGCGAACATCATCGGCGGCTACTGGTCTAAACGCTACGGGATCTCGCTAGAGAAGGCCGCTGCCATGATTGCGGTGTTTAGCCCCCAGAAAGACTGGGACCAAAACATCAGCTTGACAGAGCGCGTGCTTGACATGTTTGTCGCTATGGATCGTGCCGTCATTGACGACCAAGTCTTCAAGGATGGGTTTAACGCCAAGATTGCGGAGATCCAAGAATCTATCGACACGATTAGGAACCGCGAAGCAAGGTACCGCAAGAAGCTGAGTAAGGCGTCCCCGGAAGAGCGCGCCGAGATGCAAAAGGCCAGAAAGGCCAAGCGCGCGCGGGACGAAGCCGAAGTCAATGCCGCGCTTAAGACCATCAAGAAACTAGAGCGCGTGCGTGACTCGGTTAAGGGCAAGAGCATTGGCGACCTTGTCCGCGAATATGTAAGGCTCACAAAGCCTAGCGCTGAGTTTGTCGAGCGGGCCACAGGGTGGACTGCAGAGCAAATGGCGCAAAACCAGCAAGAGATCATTACCGCAAGAGAAAACGTACGGTATTCGGTCAAAGCTTTTGACGAAGCCAAGAACAGCCGTGAGTACACGCGCGCACGCCCGGATGGCATGCTGTACACGCCGACCGGCGACAGCGTTGCTTGGGGCAGCACAAACATTGTCGAAAAGGCACTAAAGATCTGGCTGGCTGATGAGTCAGACCTTGAGACAGTGTCTATCCAGCTGGGCTCGCAGAACAAGGTGCGCAGCTTCTACTCTGACATTGCTGACCCAACCAACGAGCTGACGGTCACGGTTGACACGCACGCTATCGCGGCTGCGCTGATGCAGCCTCTGTCCGGCGAAGACACCGTCGTCAAGCAGACCTTGTCAAAAGCCCCGGGCAGCGATGCGCTTGGCACGTCAGGCCTATACGCCCTGATTCGCGAGGCGTACATTAGATCGGCAAAGCGCCACGGCGTGCTGCCCAAACAAATGCAGTCAATCGTCTGGGAGCAGATCCGCTCTCTGTTTGACTTGCCGAAAGGTACGCGGTATGGAGCCTCAGGATCGGAAGCTAAAGCAAGCAAACGTGCAATCACAGAAGCCATTGACCGCGCAGCCGTCGTTGGCCGCGAACAAACCTTTGCCACAATCCGCGAAGCCGCTGGTGGAGCACGCCTACCGGAATGGGTACTGGCATCAACTGAGCCTAGAACTTCATTCTATTCTGCGGGACGGACATCGACCTACAGTGGACCTTTGGTTGCAAGAGGCCTATCCAAATTTAAGCCGCAAGCAGAGATCGAACGTGGAGCTGATGAACGAGGCGGTCGAGGAGGTGCAAAACTACGAGCGTTTGTTCCGAACGAAAACATCAGCTTCTTCACCAAGTACCCGAATGAGCTGAAGCCGTCGAACAAGGCCCTGCAGGATGCGCTAGAGCCTTGGCTGGCTGAGAACCCTCAACTGCTTGAGCAGTTCGAGGACCCAGACATCAATCTGGTTAACGTGGACCCGGAGATTGAGCGGTTCCTTGAAGGTTCTGCGTTTACGTCCCCGGACGGAAAGCCCGTGCCGCTTGTCCACTCCACGGCCATTCGCCGGGCTGCCTACTCTTCAGGCTTTGCAAGCACGCCCAGTGAAGGCGTGGCGAACTTTGCACCGTACGCGCACCTAGGTACGCCGACTGCCGCTATTGACAGAACGGTTAACCCGTTCCTCCGTCACCCCACGCAGACTGACATCTTCTCGCTGCCGTCGGTGCAGGGCCTGTCTAACGACGAAAAGATGAAGGTTCTTTGGCGCGCAGACAAAGCTTTCAAGCTGACGCTGCAGATCAAGAATCTATTCAAGAATGCGTCTGACCTAGCCGAGCAGATCAACGTTGGCGCTCTTGCTTTGACGCCCACCGGGTCTATTGAGAGCATGCTGGTGGCGGCTGTCTCTAAGTCGCCGTCTATCAAAACCTCCCAACCTCAACCGGCGTTTGTCGCTCCTGAGCCGTCGCCCGTTCAAAACCCTGAGGGCCTGCTAGCGTCTTTGCGTGAGGCGTACAGGCTCAACATCGTTAAGTACCTCAACGCGCGCAGCGAGCTTCGCGCCCTTGCCGAGGAGAACTCCCAGCACTTTGCCGTAACCGAAACAGCGCGTCCTCGGATGGTGCTGTTCACGAACGGATCCTTCGCGTCGGTCGTTGACTACCCTATGGTGGTCTCTGCCAAGTCCCCTGTAGTGACGTCGGACAGCGTAGCCAATACGTTTGACCCGAAGAGCTTTTCGGATGTCACCTACAACTACTCTGTGCATGCCGGTCACTTTGCGGTCGCGTTCAACATCCTGAAGGAAAAGTACGCGGGCGCGGCCTTAGCGCCAAAGATTGCAGAAGCGCGCGCGATCATGAGCCGCATCTCGGCCGTGGACGCATTCGAGGTTCGTCCGTCTTACACCCGCGTCACAACGTCTGCGCTAGTTGACGAGGCCGGGGACCCGAAGTTCACGAAGACGATTTCGTATGACTTTGACGGCCATCCGCGCTCGTTTGAGCTAAAGATGGACCTGCAGTCGTACGAGACGGTTTCGCCGGTGGCCATGGAGTTCATGATGTCTTGGGTCAATGCCAAGGACATCATCAAGTACTACGAGCTATCGGTCCCGGACGTTTACAACGCTGTGGTAGCTAGTGGCTACAGCCCCAGCACCGACGGGCCGGTTGAATGGGCTAAGGCGTTTACGGCCTTCGCGGCTGCGGCGTACTCGGAGCCTGAGTCCGAAGCAAGCCAGATGGTTGACGCGCGCCGCCTAGTCAAGAAGGCGATGAACGGCTACCACCACTTTGCCGCTTCACACGCGCTGTTGAGCGCAGGCATTGACGGGATCATGTACGTCAACGAGGTCGAAGACATCAAGAGCATGAGCTTCATGACCTTGTCTTCTGGCTCGGTCCGTCCGGTGCTAGCGACCGGGGCTGACCCCATGGCAAACCCGGCCAAGATGCGCGCGTTCTTCCCGGACCCGCGCCCGTGGTTTAGCAATGGCCGCGACAAGAACAATCCTCTGGACTTCAGCCAGATGGACGACCCCTCGATGGGCTTCTTCATCAAGAGACTTGGTGACAAGCTCATGGCCCCTCGGAATGTGCAGAAGGCCATTGAAGCAGCCAAGGCCGCTGGCGTTCCGAACCCGGTGACGGGCCGGTTGACCCGGTTCCGCGAGACGATGGATTTCAGCGCGCGCGCCGACATGCACAAGGCGCAGCTCGCCAAGATGCTTCAGTACTCGGACGAGATCATCTCTCGTATCCAGAAGGCCTTGGCTGATGGCGACATCCCGCTTACAGCTACTTCGGCTACTTCGTCTGGTGCTGCGCCGACCGGCATTCCGTCTGCCGAGGAGTACTTGTACGCCAAGCACGCCAAGCGCCGAAACGCTGTCTTGTTGGTTGACGACCTGATGGCGGACGACGTGTACGCAGCAGCGCTGGCAGCCGGTAACTCGGTCGCTGCGGCTGCTAGAGCGGCACAGATGGTCGCGCGCAACCCGAACCTGATGTCGCAGTCAGGTATGACCAACGCTCAGGCCGACGACATCCTGAGCCGGGCAGCGGCAAGCGGCAAGCAAAAGCACTACGACGAGATCTCTGCTGCGTCGCGCGACCTGCAATCCCGCAAGCTCAAGCTAGCCGTCCAGTACGGTCTATTGAGCGAAGAAGCGTCCCGTGACTGGCAAAGCAAGTACGGGCCCGACTACATCCCGCTCAAGACAACCAAGAACGATCCGTCCGAGACAACCTTTGGCGGTAGCTCGTTTTCGATCAAGGGCCGCGAATCAGAACGGGCCAAGGGCCGGACGTCGCTTGCCGACGACTTGCTTGGATTTGCCATTGTGGACTACGGCGCGGTCGCTTCGCGCGCTGTGCGGAACCGCGTTGGTCAAGCGTTCTTGACGCTGCTGAAGGCCAACCCGAACCCGTCATGGGAGTTCTACAAGAACCGAGACGCAATCCCCGTCAAGGACCTTGAGCGCGTCATCACGGCTAAGTTCAAGGGCAAGGAAGTCCACGTCGTCATTCGCAATGCCGAGATCGTCAAGGCACTGCGTGACATGGACTCGCAAAGCCTGTCAACGTTTACGGCGTGGACGGCTTCACTGACGCGCTTGTACACCCGGCTGAACACGCAGTACAGCCCGGCGTTTATCCCGACCAACTTCCTGCGGGACGCTGGCTTGGGCTTGTTCTTTACTTGGGTTGACCGGGGCACAGAGACGCTGAAGGTGATGTCTAAGTACATGCCGTCAGCAACTAGGACGTGCTTCCAGATGGCGTTTGGTCGTAAGCCGACCAATCCCCAGATGGCCAAGTTCTACAACGAAATGGACAACGAGGGCGGGTTCACTGAGTACGCCCAGTACCAGAGCGTTGAAAGCGCAATGGCCGAGTTGCAGCTAGAGATGGACATTCTGTTTGGCCGTACCAAGCCCGGCACGGTCCTGCGCGCTGTCAAAGACATCACGCCTGACATCGCCAAGCGCCTAGCACTCAAGATCGGCAGGGTGCTGGTCGGCTTTGGCCAAGTGTCAGAGCGCAGCGTGCGCCTTGCGAGCTACGCAGCGGCCCGTACGCAGAATGGCATGTCGCCCCTCAAGAGCGCCGAGGAAGCCAAGAACCTCACGATCAACTTTGAGCGCGGTGGAACGGCGTCTCCGACGCTCAACACCATGTACACGTTCTTCAACGCGCGCATGCAGTCAGCGCTAAACATCAACCGGCGCATGCCGTGGGCCGCAGATCGCACCCCCGAGCAGAACCGGCGCATGATTGGCGGCCTGACGGCCATGATGATGTTTGGTTACATGAACCACTTCATTGCCCGCATGGCCGCCGACGATGACGACGAAGGCGAAAACAAGATGAAGAACATTCCCAAGCACGAGCTGCAAGGGAACATCGTTGCGCCTAGTAAGCTCGGACAAAACGGTCGAATCAACATCCCGCTCCCGTACGGACTGAACGTGCCGTACTACGCTGGTGTCGTGCTCGACCGGATCATTGCCGGGTACGAGACGCCGACTGAGGGCATGGGCAACTTTATGGAAGTGGCGCTGACGAACATCAGTCCCATGGACGGGGCAAGCTTGGCCCAGTTTGTTTCGCCTACGTTTGCAGACCCAATTGTGCAGGTTGTAGAAAACGCCGACTTCCGTGGCCAGAAGATCTACCCGGACCAAAACCCGTACGATCGCACGCCGGTCCCGGACAGCCAGCTCTCGTTCAAGACTGTAAACCCGGCGATCAAGGCAGCGGCCGAATACCTGAACGAGCTAGCCGGGGGAAGCGAGCGCAAGAAGGCAGCCATCAAGATCCTAGACATCTCGCCCGAAAGCATTGAGCACGTCCTGCGCTTTGTGGCTGGGGGCGCGGGAGACTACCTGTTCAGTAGCGTGGACGGGTTCATGAAGCTGTTTGGCGAAGGTCCGTCTACGGTGCGCGAGGTTCCGCTGGCAGGACCGATTGTCGGTCGGTTCTTCCGCGAAACGCCCGCCGCCAACCGGACCATGTCTGAGTTCTACGAGAACATCCAGAAGATGGCCGAATGGCGAGACGACTTCGAGGACCCAAAGACCAAGAACGAAGCGTCTAGAAGCAAGCTGCGGTCCATGGACAGCCTTACGACCGACACCGAAAAGGAAATCCGGGGCCTACGCAAAATGGCTAAAGAAGCTACTGATCCGAATGCGCAGGAGCGGTACACTAAGAAAATGCTGCTCCGCATGCAGCAGTACAACATCAGGTTCAATCGCCGGACAAAGTAGCAACAGCGAGAGCTATGTCATCTCAAGGCCACATCGACCGCAATACGTTGATCCCCTTGGGGGTCACTGCAGCCATCGTGACGACCTTCATCGGGGCAACATGGTGGCTGCAGGGCAGACTGGCCGACATTGACCGCAAGCTAGAACGGATCGAGTACAAGACAGACGCTAGCTGGAATCAGGTGTCCATGGAGAACTGGGCCCTGAAGCTGGCTAGGGAGAACCCCAGCCTAAACGTCCCAGAAGTGCGATGAGCGTCCCTACATGGTGGTATCCGGCGGATGTCACCAAGCAAATCCAAGATGCAGTTGACCGTCTTCGCGGTAAACTGAATGACAACAAGCGGCGCGTCCGCGCCAAGCACAGGAGATTGAAGAAACATGCAAGCCGTACTCGCCCTACTCGCCAAGATCGCTAACAGCAGCACGTTCTGGGTCAGCGTTCTTCTCCCGCTGCTGAAGCTTCTGCTGCAGCAAATCGGCATTGACGTCCCGTGGGAAGCCGTGATGGCTGGCCAAGGCGCGTACGGTGTGAAGGAGGCTGCGGCCAAGCTCCAGCCTGTTGTCGCCGCCAAGGTGGCCGCTGCTAAGGAGTGACTGGCTATGCCCTCCGTATCAGCATTGCCGGGTAGTGGCCCGATCTACGGAACGGGCACTAGCGATTACTCTAAGAACCAGAACGTCACCAAGGAGTTTAAGAGCTACGGCGGTACCTTGGGCTATGGCTATGCCGGTGACCAAGAGCTGAATGCGTACGCCAAAAGTCTGCCAAAGCCTTCTCCAGCGGCCAATGCTTTTGGATTAGTGATGCCCAGCCTTGCAAAGCTGCAGGCCAATAGTCTGGCTTTTGCCAAAAACAAGCAGGGGTTCTACAACTTGATCAAGAACAACCCCAATCTGGCGCGCCAGTATCAGGGTGGCTTAAAGGGCTACCTTGGCAAGTCGATGTACCAAATGCTGATTGGCAATATGCCCCAGACGTCTTTTGTTAGCAGTCTACTCAAAAATGGCAGCGGCGTTCTCAAGGGCTCTTCCTCTTGACAACAATTCCAGCAAGCAAAGGAGGTGATTAAAATGAAGTGCGGAACGAAAAAGGGTTCGGGCAAAAAGCGCCCGCGCTGATAGGCTGACAGCTCTCAGCCTCTGCCAGTCAGGCACCAGCCTGCGGCAGGCAACGCCAGCACCGTCACAGGGCTGGCGTTTGTCTTTAGCTCGTTTGCTCTTTGGCCGTCCAAGCTCTAAGGAATACATCAAACGACAGCTCAACTGTCTTGATGCGCCACTTGTTCTTGTGCTTGTCCCATCCGTGTACCTCGATCAAGCCTCCGCACCTGTACCACATCTCTGCTTCTGGCTGGGCAGTGATCTTGTTGATGCGTGCTGACATGTTCGAGCGAGATGTCACTTGAACAGCCAGCGGATGCATTGCATGCCCAGATTCCTGAGCAGGCAATGCAAGCAGATCAAAGACGTTAAACAGGTCCTGCCTGATCCGTGCGTGCGGATTCCATTTCTCGACTACAGCGACCGTGTAGCCTTCCTCGCGCAGGTACTTCAGGCTTCGCTGCGTGGGGCTGGATGCCATATCAGGGGCCGGGGAAGAATGTGTGGGGCTTGATGATTGTGATGGCCTGCTCGCAGGCATCGTGCATCTTGCCCTTCATAGCAACGTTTGCCTTGATCTTGACGGACTCCAGCTTCTCGACAACAGCCTGCATCATCGCACGCATGCGGGCTTCTTCGCGCGCATCGACTAGCTGCAACTGCTGCACAAGATCCTTACGACGTTCTTCGGCACTGCGCACACGGCGCTTAGGTTTGATTTGGGGTTCCATGGGGCCGAACTCTACCGCAATCCAAGAGTAAAAGAAAGAGCAGGCTGAGTGAGAGATCCCAGCCTGCTCCGCCCCTACCCAATGACAAGGGGCTTCCCTCTTGACCTAGAGGGCGGATCGAGTCCTAGTCCTCGACCTATGACCGCGCGAAATGTAGTTCGATTCGCAAGAACCGTCAAGCCGAAAGTTGACTTTTGTTGTCGGCGCTACCATAGTCCACGGCATGACCAAGAGAGTACACGGTGATCCGGGAACGGAGAAGGACTTCTTATGCCTCGTCATGACATCGCCGCACCTAGTGGCGGAAGCGTCGGAACTTGTTCCGGTTGACGCACTTACGGGAGAGCGGGCCAAGCTCCTGTACGGTGCGGTGCTAGCGCTGTCGGCCCGGAGCCAAGTCGTGGACATTGGAACGGTGTCGGACGAGCTTCAGGCGTCTGGCTCGCTCAAGAAGGTTGGTGGCCGGGTCGCCATTGCCGAGATCCTCGGTCGGGGCGTCAACGACGCATACTTCAACCACCTGTGCCAGAGGATCCGCCTCCATGCCGCGCTCAGGGACATGGCTGCGGTGGCGACGGAGGTCCTTAGCGAGAGCGAGAACCTTCGGCCCGAAGAGTCCGTTGTCTACGACGCCATCGACAAGATGCAGGGCAAGCTGTCCGACATCGTAAGCCGTGGCCGGAGCGACGACGTCGGGTACGCCAACCCAGAAGCGCTGTCTACCGCAGACAGACTGGTTCAGCCGGTTGAGACCAAGGGCCAAGGCGTCATGTCCGGGTTCCCGGATCTCGATGACGTGCTTCGCGGGTTCAGGGCCGGTCAGCTCATCTTGCTTGCCGCGCGCTCTCGTGTAGGCAAGACGAGCATGGCGTGCGACCTGATTCGGCAGGTGGCCGCTCAGGGCTATACCGTGGTGTTCTTCTCGCTTGAGATGACCCGTGGTGAGATCTGGGAGCGGATGATCTGCGGGAGCGCAGGTGTCAGCCTGCACGCGCTCAAGTCTCGTCAGGCCACGACACAGGAAGCCACGCGCATCCGGGACGCGGCCAAGGAGATTGCCGGTGCCAACATCATCGTCAAGGACAGCCCGGACGTAACGCCCCTGTCTATGCGCGGGTTCTGCCGCAAGGTCCAGCACAAGCAAGGTCTGGGCTTGGTGGTCGTTGACTACCTGCAGTGCATCAAGTCCGGCAAGGACAAGCACAACCGGTACGAGGCGGTGTCTGAGGTCAGCCGCCAACTGAAGGTGATGGCGCGAACGCTGAACTGCCCCGTGATCGCGCTAGCCCAGCTGAACCGCACAGCAGAAGACGAGTCTCCCCGCCTCAACCATCTTCGGGAGTCTGGCTCTCTCGAACAGGACGCTGACGTGGTGCTGTTGCTCAACCGGCCCCACCTGTTCCGTGACGACGAAGACCCGACACTGGCAACGCTTGACATTGCCAAGCACCGGAACGGGCCGTGTCAGGTTGTGAACATGACGTTCGACGCTGACGTGGTGAGCTTCAAGACCCGATTGCCTCAGGTCGAAGACTTCACCAAGGTGTCCCAGCAATCCCCGGTCGCTCCTCCGGCACGCAAGAAGCGCGGTGGCGATTGGTGGGACAACAACGCCTACGACTAAAAAGACCGGGGGAGCAGCCGTCTTATATCCAGCTGCTCCCCCGAGACGCGATTGGCCATGTGCGATACAGGCCCAAGCCAACCTTTGCCTACAGCAGTGTAACGTCGATACGCGGTCCGTCAAACTTGTCTTCGTCCATAATCTTGTTGCAGATCTCAGCGTTCTGCTTCATCCACTCTTTTGTGGTGCCGCCCTTGCTGATCTGGCACAGGTCCGGTCGGTTGTCGTAGATACGGCACCTGCTGTCTTCTCCTAGGAAGACACAAGACCCATCGTCGCGCATGAACTGACGGGGCCAAGCAGGCTGCCGCCATACGCGACGGCAGCAGCCTCCACAGCTCGTACAAGGGAACTTAGCTGACTCGCTCACTTCGGTGCCTTTGTGCGCCTAGTTACTTAGCAAAGGTTTCGTTTTGCTTTTTCAGCTCAGAGTGGATTCCGTCAAGCTTCACAAAGAAGGCCAACGACCACCAATAGGCTAGCACCGCAGCAGAACCACCAAATGATGATGCTGCAATGGTCCCGGCCACAGACAACAACGCTAGTAAAAGAGACTTCATTGCTCGATCACTTCTTTAGCTGGCGAAAAACACGGAACGTGCTGGTGCTAGCCTCGCGCGCCGGGGTCTTGCGGGTCTGGGGCAGATAGCTAAAGCCGTCTCCTTCCTCGAACCGACCGACCTCTGCGTCGCCCATCGCCTCTAGGATCTTGGCTCGGGCATGACGCTGCATCTCTTCTCCGGCATCGGCCATGGCCTTGCCTTCGTCTAGCATCTCGCCGTACATGCGAAGACTTGCGTCCAAGGATACTTCCTTGTTCTCGGCCCGCACAACGTCTTTGAGTGCTTCAAGGTCCTTGGCGTACTGTGCCGGGGGCGGCACGCGCTTCACGATGTGGTCGTTCCAGAAGTTGACCAGCATCGTCGTAGCCCAGTCCTCCCACGCTAAATCGCGGTCGAACTTGTACACGTTGACAGACGGAGGAATCAGCGCGGACACCATGCCGTAGTCAGCGTTGGCCATCATCGCGTACAAACGGGCCTGAGTCTGCGGACCAATCGGGCACTCGTCGCCCCACGGGTCGTGAAACACAGGCGCCTTCAGCTCAATGACTGCTTTTTGCGGTGCCGTCTGTCCTTCTGCGTAGCCTGAGCAGAAAGCGTCAGGCGTGCCTACGATGAAGCTGTACTGGTCATGCACGATCATGCGGTTGTTGGCCGCAATCAGGATGTCGGGGTACTTGTCCCCAAGGATTTCCAAGTGCAAGCGCTCGCTCTTGGTGCCCCAGTCAAACAGCTCTTGCAAGCTGTCGTCTACGTCCTCGGGCACGTCCTTGCCATCAAGCTCGTTCGTGATGCGGATGTACTCGCTGAGCGGAGTGCCGCGCACGCCTCGCATGCTCGGGTACAAGATGTTTGCAGCGGTGCTGCAGTTGATCTTGCCCTTGCGCGCTACTCGCCAATCAGGCGAGCCGTGAATGATGTCGGTCAGAATCACAGCGCCCCCTTGCTCTGCAGGTCATGCACCACCATAAGCGCGTACTCTTCCATGGCGCTCGGTTGCTTGCCTTGCTTGAACTGCTCGGCAATCTTGTTACCGAGCCAACGCAGATAGCCTGAGCCCTCGTTGCTCGCGGCCAGCGCGCGCAGCGTCATGCCCTTGTGCTTGCCAAACGGGAGCGTCTGTGCGTACGCGGTCTCGGGGCTGTACGCATGCGTGATCGGAACGCCGTTGACCTCAGTCACGCCGACGACCTCGCCGGTCGCTGAATCAAAAGGGACCGTGTCTTCTTCCCCTTCAAACTTGCTGACGAGACGGTCCATGAAGCCATCGTCCCCGGACTGAGGCTCCGGAACAGGCTGGGGCTTGGGGGCTAGCGCGCGCTCAATGCGCTGTGCCTTGACCGGGGGCGCAGATGCCGCCGTGTTGCGCTCGGTCTTGGACCACAGCTCCAATGCCACGCCAAAGCGCATAGCCGCGTTGCGGAGCGCGTCACCGATCAACTGCTTCTCTGCGTCAAAGGCGGTTGACTCCACGCTACCGTAGCCAAGGCGCGTCACCCCGCACACAGTGAGGCGGATCCACAGGCCGATAGGCTTGCCGCTCTTGTCGCGCTCAAACTCCGGCACGCCCTCGTGCCAGCGGCAGGGCTGCCAGTTCCATTCCGGGTCAATGTCAAGCAGGCGCTCAGTGATGTCGGCGTGCCCGACGTAGTCGAGCATCGCGCCGCCCTTGGGCTTGCGGCTGATCTTCTCGGGAGGGAACGGTGTACGAAGGGCCTGAAGCTTGGCTTGGCGTTCCAGTGCAGCGGCCTCGTTCGCGGCCACAGTAGCCTTGTCTTGGTCAAACATTTTGTTGGTCATAGCCTAGTGTTGAGTGAAAGCCCCGGCACCTTGCCAAGGCGTGCGCGGGAGTGTACTCTACCGCCGTCCAAGGACAAGAACGAAAAATGGAAGACGAAACGCTTTTTGAGTACCGCGACAACTGCTGCGTGACCGACGGCAGTGAGCGCTGTTCCCGGCCCGTGTTTATCCAGTCGTGCTCGGCATGGCTGAAGAGGCCGTTGTGCCGCATGCACCACGCCCGTGTCATTCGTCACGGATCGCCCGGGGGCGTCGAGTCTAGGTGGCGTGCTCCCTCTCGCAAGAGGGACCGGCGAGGCAAGGACCTGCACAACCGGCTTTCCATGTGGGTCAAGAAGTACGGTGACGAGTTCCGTATCCGCAAGATCACGCTCCCGATTGCCCCGATCAGGATCAAGACCGCGTGGATCGCGCAGCACAAGCAAGCCGACGGCCCTAGACAAGGCGCTCATCTAGAGGCACAGCACGACAACACGGTCCGCGCGTGGCAAGAGCGAGGATGGGTTCAGCTGTTCCCGGTAGACGATGGCGACACATACAAAGTCAGCGTCATGATGCGCTATACTCAGGACGGAGAACTTTATGGCTGAACAGAAACCGCTGAAGCTCGTTGTTGGTTCGCCTAACACCATTGCCGAGATGAACTCTGCCTCGGACACCATCCAAGAGGCGCTTCTCCCGGGCACCGTTGCAAAGCTGACCGCAACTCAAACGCTGGTTAACAAAACCATTAGTAGCCCGGCGATCAGCTTGATCGAGAGCAAGGGTGCAGCCAACGCCACCATTGTTCAGTTTTCAAGTACATTAGGATCCACCGTTGGATCTGCCTGTGACCACGTCAAGATCGTTAACGCCGCAAGTGGTACCGGCGGGACGCTGCAGGCCGAGAACTCTGGTGCGTCAAACGTAGACCTAAACCTTGCTGGAAAGGGCACGGGCAAAGTCAAGGTAGGCGGGTCCGAAATCGTCACTGCTACAAGCACGACGATTATGACCAACAAGACCTTGAACTCTCCGACCATTGTCACGCCGACGATTAGTTCATCTGGATTTGCAAGCGCCAATCACGGGCATATCGACACGGCTTCGGGCGGCAGGCTCTCCGGAGCCGCTATCAGCAGTTCTGTGCGCGGTGTTGCGCTGCACTCAAGCACGCCTTTTGCGTTGATGCCGACGGCGTCTTCGTACAAGACTGCAAGCGCTGGCGGGGCCGTTAACAACTGGACCGGAGCTATCCCAGCGCTGTCGGATTTTTCAGACAGCGAAACGTCGGGCGCGTTTGGTGGTCAGCCCTACATGACGACTCGCAGTCGTCTGTCTTACCTGAACTACATCAACACAAACCTTAACACCGGCACCACCGGCTACATTAGCTTTGGCCCGCAATGGCGTATTTCGGGGCCTGCTAGCGGGGCTAACGCTCAAGAACAAGCCGGTCACTACACTAACTGGCTTGGCCCAGCGGCTTCGGCTACAGCGGGCGCGGGGCCCTACGAAACTCAGTACTACACATGCACGACAGTGGGGTCGTCTTCGGTCCTCAACGCCTCCGGGGTCGGCAAGTGCTTTGAGATGCGCCTTTCCGGAAGACTTGTTACCACAGGCACGTCTACGGTGTGGAATATTGGCGTTGTCCCACCAACCGGCACAACTACTCCAGCTACGCTTTTAAGCACCGCGGCGCTTGCCGCGGGAACGTATTCTGTTTTTGTTTCTGTTGTATGCACTATGGTTACTTCCAACACAATGTATCAAGCTGTTGCATCTGCGCAGGTTGTAAACTCTGCCGGAGCGCTTCAAGCGTTGATTGGAAGCTACTCTTCCCTTATCAACCCTGTTTCTCCGGACAGCACCGTGCGGTACTTGTCAATCGGCATTGGCAATAACACTGCAATGGCGACCGGCACTCCTAGTTTTTTTGGCGTCTTGACCGGCATGGAGCTGAACTGATGCCCGGCAGCATCCAAGTTACGACTTACGCAAACAACAACGCGACCCAGCGCGAAGTGTTTACGGACTCGTCTGGCTCTATCTACGTCGTCAACAACGCTGGCTCGCAGATCGCGGTCGCCAACACTCCGGACACGGACCCCACACTCGGTGGCCAGTTGTTCTTGTTTGACGTGAACGGCACGTCTCGCCTCATTGGCTGGTACGCACTGACGCCGTTTGAGGCCACGTCGGAGATCTACTCGCTTGCGTACCAGATCTCTAGTGGCGGGCTGCTGGCGTGCATGATCGCAACCAGTACGCTGGCGCCGTTCCAGTACCCAAATGGGCCTGACGTCATCCCCGGCAACGTGCATCAATGGAGTAGCTGATGATCGCCCCCATGAGAGGTGAGTTCTACGAAGGCGCAGGCGTCTATCTCAAAGCACGCTTGTCCGGTGGCGACAACAACCTGATTTCGTCGAGCAGCTTTACGTCTGCGGTGTCGAGCAACATCGCTATTTCTGTGTTTGATAGCACAGATTTGACTGCATACGCTAGCGCAGGCACGAGCGGAACGTCATTGCCCGATACGCTAGTCCCGGTGTACTCGGCCAGCGTTGCCTACACCAACATCATCATTCCCTTGACCTTGAACGGGTGGTCAGAGGACTTGATCGGGTACAACTTCACTTACACGTTCACGACCCAGTATGCGTTCCAAGGCGGCCACTCGTACCGTGTCGAGTTCAAGCTCAATACCATCAATGGCAATGTCTACGCGGTGTTCGAGCTTGCGTGCCGTTCTACTGGCAGTTGACTGGCTCGACGTAATCAAGTCCACGGCTATGCTTCCATGTCGGCTTGTGCTGTTCATGGTCCCAGCAGTTTACGAGCATGGATGTACTGCCGTTCTTCATCAGCCTTACGTCGAGAACGCGGCCAGTACACTTCGTCGGCTTGACTCCCGTGTGCCGGGTGTAGGACACGACAACGCCGACCCAGTTGAGCGTGCTTCGGATGTACGGAAGAACTGACTTGGGGACGTAGACTAGCTGCCCGTTTTCTGGGGCTTGCTCGGACCTAGACTTCCTCGTCTCCTTGTTCGTCATCCGCAAGGAGTGTTTTTCTGTTCTCGTCTCTTCCGGGTCTGGGGAGATGGGCGTACCAGTGCTGTTCAGGTGGATCGTCTTCGTACTCATGATTTCTATCGCAGTTGACTGGCTTGCCGCACGATGCGCAGGTGACTAGCTTACCCGAATCAGATTTTAGGTCAGTTGACTGGCTCGCCCGGGTTGGTTGGTTGGCCGGACCGGCCGCCTCGCGGCCCGGCGAGGCATCGACCCCTTGGCCCGGCCCCTGACCCCTTGACCCGGTCACCGGTCGGAGCCGGACCCCTTGACCGCGCAACCGGGGACCGAACTCGTCACCAGCGGGGCGGCCTTCGCCCCGGACGTAGTCCAGTTCGGCCAGCAGCATCGGCACCCGGCCAGCGTCGCGAAGTACCCCGGTCGTCGTCAGCGCGTCCACGTCGCGCCGGGCTCGGCCGATGGCCTCGCGGATGGCGTCCCACTCGAGCTGCGCGTCCGCGCGCTCGGCGTTGTCCCCGTGCCGATAGGACCGCACAAGCCGCTCGCGCTCCGCCAGCGCGAGCGCCTCCAGCGTATCCCGGACGCCTGCCCAGTACGCTGCCGGGATCACCGGCGGCGGCTTGGGACCGATGCTCAAACGCGCCCAGCGCGCCCAGCGCACTGCGCAGCGTGCCGCGAACCCAAACGCCTTCCCGCGCATGCGTGCAGCCTAGCGGCCCTCAGCGCGCGCCACAACGCAGCGCGGGCGCCGCAGGCCCGAAGACCCGCGACGCCCGCAGCGTTTCTACCACCGGCCAGCCCGTGCGATCAGGGCGACCAGTCGAGCCCGGTGACCTCGGTCGGCTTGCCGTCGGGGTCGATGCTGTAAACGCGCGGGGCAGCACCGGCGGCGGGGTAGTTCCGGATGATGGCGACGGCGACGGCTTCGGGTAGGTCCACGTGACGGCCTTCTCGGTTGGTCGCCATCAGGAGCGCGTCGCCGTAGATCGGCACCTGCGCGAGCGCAGACGCGCGCGCGTTACCGGCCGGGTGATCGACAAGGGCGCCCTCGTCGTCGATCCATAGCGCGAAGTGCATGCCCCCGGGCGCGTCATGGACCCGGACCGTATCGCCGTAGGCAGCACCTACCGCGCGATTCAGCTGCTCGTACCCTGACGCGGTCACTGCGCCCAGCTCGGCGTTGCCGTCCGCCGGGATTCGGATACAGAGCGGCATCAGTTCAACCCCTCCCCGGGTCGGCGCGCCGCCGGTGCAATCGCGTCGCCGGTCCATGCGTGCAGGCTGAGGAAGCTGACCATCGCGTGCGCCATCCCGGCGCGCGCTTGCAGCTCGTCGGCTTCGGTGCCTTCGGTCTGCTCCCACTCAATCCGGGTGTCGAGGATCACGGTCCAAGCTTCGTGAGACGTACACATGGCCAGCGCCATCCAAAGGTTGACCCCGGTCGGTGACGAACGCACGACGCGGTCGCGCAGCGCGTGCAGCGCTTGGACGTCGGCCTGCGAACATGCATCGACCAGTGCGCGCGCGACTTCCGGCATCGGCACGCCGTCAACCTTGAGCCCCCAGAACTCTTGCACGCCCTCGTGCAATGTATGCGCCGGGATCATGCGTCACCGCCTTCGGCGTCGCGCTCGGCGCGGTCTGCCGCGCGCATATCGCGGACGAGCCGCTCGAGCAGCTGCGCGGCTTCCGACGCGCGCGCTTGCGCGTTGCGCCACATCGTGCGGGTCTCATTCTCCGCAGCCATTGCCGTGCGCTGGCTGCAGACCTCCAGCGCGTGCAGCGCGTGAGTGTGTGCCAACTGCGCTTGCACTTCCGCAGTGCGCCGGGCCATCGCTTCAGTCTTGTCAAGTTTTCTTGTCATGGTCATGGTCTCGTTTCGGTTCGCGCGGCGTCCCTGAACGCCGCAGGTATTGGGACGCGCGCGCGGCGACCTGCCGCGTGCGCCGCTCAGGGCCTAACCCACTGGCTGACCAGCAGCGTCCATCAGCGCGACGAACTCGGCGCCGGTCAGCGCCTCGAGCAACCCGCCAGCCGACGTACGCAGCACGACGCGCCAGCCCTCGTCAGCGTCCGGGGCCAGCGCGTTGCTCTCGACGATGATGTACGCACAAGGGCAAGACGCCTTGCGCAGGAACGACTCGCGGTCGTCCCTGCGCGTCTCGCCGTCGGTGAGGACCACAACGAGCTGCCGCATGCCAACGCGCGCAGTCGATTGCAGTCGGCCCATGCGCGGCGCTGCGCTGTGCGTCAGGTCCGTGCCGCCGCTCGGCTTGCTCGGCGCGAAATCGCAGTCTAACGGCTGCGACCAGTTCAGCACCGGCGGCTGCTCGTCGCTGCAGTTCTCGCCGTTCCATGCGTCCACGGCGGCGTCATGCCCGGCGGCGCGCAGCGCGCGCACAAGCTGCGCGGCTGCGACACCCAGCGACACGGACATTCCACCCGTGCTGCCACTCACGTCCACAAGCAACTGCACGGCTACCGGCTGGCGCCCGGCACGTCGCGTGCAGAGCGGCGTGCGCAGCGCGCCGACGGCCCAGCCAACGAGCGCGGGAGACGCTACGCGCGCGCCGAACTCATCCACGACGGTGTTGGCGTCGGCATCCACGCGCACGGCCTCGGCAAAGTCCTGCGCGCCCTGCGAGAGCGGCGAGCGCTCGAGCGCCTGCCACTTCCCGCACGAGTAAGCGCCGGAGTACCCGGCCCCGCCGGTCTTCCGCTCGTACCGCTCACCAGTCTGCTGCTCGACGGCGTCCAGCAACCGGCCTTCCCGGTACCAGTTCTGCGTTGTCGCGTCCAGCAAGTCACCGAACGACTGGACGGCGCTGCCGTGAGTGTCGCCCTTCCGGTTGGCTGCGGCTTGCACCGCGCACCACGCGGTCATCGCAGCGCGGTGCTTCTGCTGCGCCTCGACAGACTCCAGCGCTGCGGCGTCGGCCTTGGCCATCACCTGAGCCTCCTCGGCGGTCAGCTCGGCAGCCTTCGCGCTTGCGTCCATGCGCTCACGCGCTTCCTGCAGGCGCTGCTCGGCCTTCACTGCTGCCGTCCGGGCCTCGTTCAGAGCGCGAGTGGCGCGGGACTTCTCGCCCCGGTTGCCGGTGCTGCCGTCGAGCATATCCCGTTGCGCCTGAGCCCGGGCCAGCTCGCAGCGCTTGGAGTCGTTCCACGCTTGTGCGTTTTGAAGCTCGGCCTCGGCGTGCTGGACCGCCGCCGCGCGACGGCGAAGGGCTGACGCCTGGTGGGTTAGCTTCGAGCTTCGGGCGCTCGTCTCCGAACACACCTGGGCCGACTTCGCAACTTCGACGGCGGCATCCACTTCGCTGCGTTCGATCGCGAACAGCACGAGCCACTCGTCAACGCTCAAACGGTCGAGCACGGCGAGCGGAAGCTTACCGGCTTCAGCGATAACGTGCCGAGCCCCATGATGCTCACCGGCGGCGAACAGCTTGGCTGCAGCCTTGCCTCCGTAGTTCACCAGAAGGCGCGACGCAGTCAGGGCGGCGACGTTGTCCAGCAAGCTGGCGCCGTTGTCATTACCGGCGAGTCGCATGACGACGGCCTTGCCAACGCAGCTAGCGTGGTAGTCCCGCATCCGGTTCGGCGCGATGGTCATGCCGCCGAGCGTGTGCCCTTGGGGCGCGGTCAGGGTGAAGGCGCTCACAGCGTCACCCCCGTCGCCTTCAGCGCGGCGAAGCGCTCACGAACTTGGTCAGCCGCCTTCACCGGCAAGGCGTCGATGAGCGCGAGCCCCCAAGCTTGCTCCGGCTGCAGCCCGGCCTTGAGCGCCGCGAGCACGCGCAGGCCCATGCGCGGTGACGGCGGCACGTCGTGCGCGCCGCACTTGAACAATGCGCGGGCCTCGACCAAGTGAGCAAGCGCCCACCGGCTGCTCTTCTCGTCGTAGCCGTGAGCGGCGTACAGCTTGACTTCCACGTCCTCCGGCAAGTAGTCCGCTGCGATGAACAGCGCGCGGCCCTTCAGCGCGGTGCTGATGGTCTGCACCGAGTAGTTGCCGCCACTATCCCGGCGCAGCCCGTTGCACGTCAGCACGACGCGGAAAGCGGGGTGCGCCACTAGCTGCTCGCCCGACAACAGGCGCGCGCTTGCGTCCCGGTCGAGCACCGAGTGCAACGCACCGACGACGCTGGCGTGGACTAAGTCGAACTCATCCAGAATGAGCGTGCCGCCGTCGCGCATGGCGCGAGCCACTGCGCCCTCCACAAACGCGAGGCGCCCGGCTTCCGTGCCGGTCCACGGCCGGTCAAGCAAGTCCTCCCGGGTTGTGGCAGCGCTACACTCCACGGTGTACACGGGACGCCCGCGACGCGCTGCAGCATGGCGCGCGGCGAACGTCTTCGAGCTGCCAGACGGGCCGCTCATAATGACGCAGCGCGTGCCGTCCACGTCCATCACCTTCAGCGCGGCGTCGAGCGCGTCGCACGTCGGCGTGCGGGTGTACTTGTCGCTTGCGCCCAGCGCGTCAGGGCGGGCGTGAGGTAGCACGTTGTCAAGAGCCCGGCGCGCGTCGGCGGTCAGGTCCTCGATCACGGCGCGGACCTCCGCGCGCACTGCGTCGCGATCGAGCGCCGGGGCGGTGGCTTCTGCCGCCATCAGCGCTGCCAGTTGTTCAACGGCGTGCAAGGCGGTCGCCCGGCGGACTTGGGAAGGGTTCACGTTGGTCATGGTCAATGCTCTCGGTCATCCCGGCGCGGACCGGCCAACGCACCAACGCGGCGCGCTCGAACGGTCAACAATCCGGGTGCCATCTTCTACACCGTCCATCGTCACAATGCAATCGCGGCTTGCCAACAATCCCGGGAACGTCGTGCCGTCGTTGTAGGTCCGTCCCGGGCGCCGGGCCCCGGGCGGGACGCGGAGCGCTGCGCACGTCGCTGCACGCGCCGGGGTTGTGACGGGTTGGGCGAGTCTGGTTGGGCCGCCGGTCACGGGTCGCCGGTTGGGCCGGTTGGATCGTTCCCAGCCCGTCCACGGGCCGGGCCGGTCGGCCTTGGCTGCCGCCGTCCACGGTGCCCGGGGTGCCGTGCTCGAGGGGTGCGCGACGCGGGGCGCGAGGGGTGCGCATGGTGCGCATGATGCGCGCGGGGAGCGCGGGTGCCGACCCCCACCCCCGACCCCCAGCGCGGGGGACCCAACGGGGGGCCGATATTATTTTACTCCCACTCACATCCACGGAAAGGGCGGTCTATGCTACCGTAGTCCACATGCCGAGGAAGCTGAACCTTACGGACGTTGCAGAGACGGTATCAAAGTTCAAGCCTAAGAAGCCTAAACAGAAGCCCGAGTCGTCACCGGAGAGCCGGTTGGTTTCTAGGGCCAAGAAGGAGCTAGAGAAGCCTAGCAGTGAGCCCGTGAGCTTTAAGCTGTCCACGCTCCGCGAGCTGGTGATGAAGGAGCTTGAGGCTAACGAGGGACTGAATGCAAAGGCAGTAGCTAGGACCCTAGTAGAGAAGGCTATCGAGGGAGATGCCTATTGCATGAGACTGCTGATGGAACGTGTAGATGGCCTGTTGCCGAAGTCGGTGAGTGTCAATGGCCAGATCGCTGTCGGTCAGGTAGTGACGCTAGTGGATACTAGGTCTTTGAATGTAGACATGCCTGCATTTGTCCGTGATGTACAGTCAGTAACGACTGTAAGAGGGGAAGGGGTATCCCCTTCCCCGCTCCTATCGTCGCCCCCCATCCCCGTAGAACCGATTGTTACAGTAAAGGCTGTAGCTTTAGAAGCAGCTGTAGAGGTTCTTGGAAACGAATTACCTGCCTGAATAGCAACTAGAG